AAGATACTTCATGAGGATAAAATCCCCATGGGTTGACCTACTCCATACCTAACATATTCATTACCAACGGAAAACTTTCTTTTGGAAAGTAATCCAGACCATCCCTCAGCTCTATCTCTTCCTATAATAGGCGCTAGGAAGTCTTCTTGTAAAAATACAGGAAAACGATCTGTCGCTGTTTTAAGGTCGAGACAATAGATAGGTTTACCGTCTTCGATTGCAAGTCGAGTTTTCTCGACAACCAATCCTTGACTGTAAGTCCCGTCTGTTTCAAGCGAACTCAACCATCTCATTGAAGCTCTGAATAGAGACTTCATGGATTCTTGAGTAAAGTAATCGGCTATACCTACTTGTCGCGTCTTCCCACCGCCTTCTGGGATTAATCCCAAACGGCTATGGTTCGGACTCGATTTCGTTGGTATACCCTTTCACTTTTGGCTAAGACTGAGGATAATTCTCTTTAGTGGCTGGGACGTAAGTTCCAACCATCTTAGGAGATTATCCCAAACTTCGTCATCGTTTTGGAGAGAGATGAGATCTAGGTGTGCAGTTATTAACCCTGGACCATTTGGTCCAGTTTTAGTAGTTGCATGTCACAATCCATCTCAACTGAGATTAGGATTCCCAAACTTCCTTGTCCATTTGGATAAGAAAGATTGGAAATCACTTCTTTCTCATGTCCCAGTATAGGATTTAGTAATATTACTAAAGTCTTTACTGGGTTCTAGGTATATAGCTAAGTATAACTTTGTTATACTTAGTGCAACCCTTTTCATATTATTATTTCCTCTAAGGAGGGGAACTAAAGGTTTGATAACCTTTGGTATACCCAATTTATCGGATTTAAGAAATGAGATCGGTGTAATAGGGCGTTCCATTGCGGTTAATACCGCAATAGTATGGATTTCTTTTAGAAGTTCTATAGATTTTATCTTACCTTCGTGTTTTACACGATGGTTGATAAAATTTATATACTTCTGAAGAATCAGGTTTACTACATCATGACCATAGTTACTATGATCGATGATACTTGTCAACAGGTTTCCAAACCTTCTGATAAATGTTTTCGAGAATAATTCTCTGGTTGTCTTGTTTGTAGACATAAGTCTTATTATTATATAATATCTAGAGTTAACGCGCTCATAGACGCGGGACTTAAGTCTTGTGTCATGTGCGTGTGGACATGAACTGGGGCGTTCGGGTGCTCTCCTTATCAAAGATAAGTGCCTTCAACCTCCGAAAGGGGGATCTTGTAAGGTATCGTTGTCTAAGGTATATCGAACTTACCGGAGGGTTCTGATTGTAGGACCTGTCTGGCTAGGGAGTAGATTTCTACCCCTAACCCAGATGGCTACCCTAGGATCGTGACCTCTGGCTCTCAAAGGGGGTGAGATATGTAGGACCTGTCTGATTTAATCAGATGGCTACCCTAGGTATCTCTTGCCCGGTGAGTGAGTTCGATAGACGAAATCCGTAGATTCTTCCATGACCCATCAACTGCATTATGCAG